ATCACCTTCAATATGGTTATGATCAATATCATCTATATGAGCATGTTCGATATTAAAATGCTCTAGTGCCTGTGCGATTCTTTCAAGTGCATTAGCAATACGGTTTGTGTCAATGGGATTCATAATAATATTCTAGATGTTTTTATTATAACACTAGATTTAATCTTTAGCAATATCTTTTTTCTGCTTTGTCCACTCTTTCATATACTCTTCTCTACCATCCTTCAACCATTTTTTCTTTTCATAATCGAATAAAGGATGTGGTAAAGCGTTTTCAAAAGGATTTTTAGATTTGTTTTTGATGACGATAAATTTATCCTTTGCAAAAGTTCCTGCGATTTGAACTTCAATCTCATCACCATCTTTCCAGTTTATTTCACCCTTTAGATTAGTATGAAGCATCGCTTCCTGTATTTGGTCGATAATTTCCTGAGTTAGTTTCATTCTTGTATGTCAAAGTGCCAGTTAATAGATTTAATATAATCAAAAGTATCAGACATATAAGTCCGGTCATCTTCGTCGTATTTTTTCTCACAAAGAAAATTCCTCAATTCTTGCAGTGTGGCGAAAGATCCTTGAAGTTCAAATTGATCATTGTAGAGAACGTACTTCATTTCTTTTTGAATACCCCTAGTTTTGCTAGGAGGTAAATTGATAGTGCTGTCCAAAACACAACTTCTAATCCTATGTTATTCATTGTCAAATATTCCGAAAGGTGTTAGATCGTATTTAACATTTGCGATACCTTCATGTTTTACTTTAGTAGGTTGTCCTATTTTATCTAAAACAGCAACTGGTATCTTTTTTTTAGTGATGTCATAAGGTATAGGTGCATTTGATACACATACTCTTATACATTCTAATTCTTCATCAGTAAATTCAAACCTATGCATTATGTAGATAACTGAATGATTTTAGATATATCAATTACTGCAAAGAAGGAAGATACAAAAGCAATATCATATGCTTTACAATTAATTGAAAATGGTAATACTAAAAGATTACCAAAAAGTCTAGCAGTACAACCAGACTTAACATCAACATATAATACTAGAAAGTATCCTAATATTAAAAGAATACTTCCTATCAATCGACATCTATTAATAGCGGTCATTCAAATGTTGAGTCAGGTTCAAGTGCTATGTAGTAAGTAAGATTTAACTTACTATTTGTAAATTTAGATA